ATCACGTCCGCCACGATATTTTTTTCGGCCACCACCCGCGCCGCAATCGTCGCCGGCAGGGGGAGGGGGGTCACGCGCTCCGTCAGCCCGAGGTGCATCATGTTCGACAGGAACAACTCATGCAGCCGCGGGTAGCCCGCCTCAAGCCGCAGCGCCTCGTGCAGCCACCGGTTATCCCCGTCGTGGCGCGCGTAGTTCTCGTGCGACCCGAGCCAGGTGTCGATGCACAACAACCGCGCGTCGAGCCCGAGCCGCTTGCATATCGCCATCATGTTCGCCGCCGAGCGACCCTTCCACGAGCCCACCTCGATGATGGTCAGGGGGCGCACCGCCGCCAAGACCTGCTCGAACATCGGGTCGTCCGAGCCCCAGCCCTGCAGGTCGTGCTCGACCAGCTTCGCGCCCGAGTACGGGTCCACCAGAAAGAAATCTCGCCAGTTCATACCACCCCACGAATCTGCCGCTTGACCGCCCTCTGCCACGTCGGCGCATACGCGCCGCCGCCCGTCGCCGCCTCCGACGCAAACGTCAGCACAAACGCATCCGCCACGTCCGGCGACGCCAGCCCGCGGCGCTTCATGTCGTCCTTGCCCTCGAGGCGCAGCTTGCCGTTCGACATGAACGAGTAGCGCGGCGAGGATAGCTCATTGACCAGCCGCTCGTCGCGCGGCAGCTTGCAGTCGCGCGCCTCGAGCCACGCCTTCGCCTTGCCCCAGAGCTCCGCCCGCAGGTTCGCGTACTGGCCCTTGAAGGCCGGCGACTCGCCGACGTTGATCCCGCGCGCCGGCAGCTTCAGCTCCCGCAGGCGGTCCACCACGCCCGCGCCAAGCCCGATGCTGTCAACAAGGATCTCGACCGGGCGGTCCCGGTGGTCGGTGCCCTCCCACTCGTGCATCACCGCCCCCGTCAGCGACATGAGGTCGAGCCCCTTCCACGTCTTGACCGGCGCCAGCACCACGTTCGCCTGGCGCTTGCAGAGCGCCGACGAGTCCGCCCCGAAGCGCGCCACGTCCAACCCCCACAACACCGGCGCGCTCGGGTTCTGCACCACGTCACGGTCCACCGCAGACTGCGCCAGCTCCAACCCGATCAGCGTGTCGTCGTCCGCCACCGGAAACTCGCCAAGCACGCGCACCCGGTACGCGTTCGAGCCCTCCCCGTACCGGCTCGACATCTCCGCCACGTACTCGGGCGACACCCGCGGCGAGTCGAGGCAGCTCACGTGCAGGTTCTTCCACTCGCCAGACAGCCGGTGGAAGGTGTCGTAAAAGTACCCCTGCGTGCGGGTGGGGTTGCCCAAGAGCAGCGTCGTCGCGCTGTGGCCCGACATCGAACCACCCGCCGACTCGAAGACCGCCTCGCTCACGCCTGGCGCCTCGTCCACCACCAGCAGCACGAACTCGGCGTGGATGCCCTGCAGGGCGTCCGGCTGCTCCGCGCGGCTAGTGCGGGCCGAGATGAAGGCCTCCTCGGGGCTCGCCTTGAGCTCGATGCGGTCGGACTTGATCTCGAGCAGCTCGGCCACCGCCGGCGGCAGGAGCTTGGCCCAGCGGCGGCACTCGCCGAAGAGGGCGTCGAAGAGCTGCGATGCCGTGGGGGCCGTGACCACGACCTTGACCGGCACGCGGGTGAGCATGAACCAGAGCATGGCCCAGGAGGCGACCGTGGACTTGCCGGTGCCGTGGCCGGAGCGGACCGATATCTTGCGCTCACCGGCCGCCAGAAGGCCCAGGAGCGTGCGCTGCCAGGGGTCCGGGGTGACGCCTAGGACCTCCTCCACGAAGGCCACAGGGGCCGCGTGGTAGCGTTTAACGAAGTCGAAGTATGGGTTCTGCATTTTTTTCAAACGGCCCGTGTGGGGTTACGCAAACGCCGACCCCCCCGGCGGGGGCCACCCCCGGGGGGGGGTCTCGCGGGCGGCCGGAATCGCCCGGCGCGCTGCCCCTAGTGGAATCAGGCACTTACGCGCCCCCGCCGCCGAAGAGGGGGGGAATGTCCGCAGGGCGGTCAAAAGGCCACCGACTTTACATAATGGGTGTTATGCGAACTACGCGCGCAAGCCCTTGATTCTACACGCATTACGACACGCGCGCAGGCGTTACGCCTCGAGCGCGCGCCGTGCTAATCGCCGGGAGCATAGTTATCCACAGGTTATCCACAGAGTTATCCACAGGAAGGCTTAAGAGCGCGCGCGGGTGACCGTCGGCGCAGGTGCGTCCGACGTAAGCTTTTCGGGCTCCTGCACGCTCACGGTCCGCATCAGGTCGCGCACCGCGGCAAGGTGAAGCGCAGTCGTGTCGGTGATGCGCACGTCGCTCTGGATCTTGTTGCCCCAACGTTTCGGGTCCATCCGCTCGGCCAGCCATTGACGCGCACCCATCGCAACCTTCGCCGCGTTCGGGTCGATGCGTTCCTCCTCGACCTGCTCGGCCAGACGCTCGATGCGTTCGGCATTCGCCAACGCTCGCGCGGTGCGCACCAGCTCGAACTTCTCATGCTTCGCAGGGTCGGCCTGGATGGTTTCCCACAGGAGCTGATAAGGGATCTCGCTGCCCTTCACGAAGGAGGACAGGCTGTTGCCTTCGGCGAGGTGAATCCAGAGCTGATCCCAAAAGGCAGGCGACTCCATGACCGCCAGCGCCTTCTCTCGCCTTGCCCTCTTGACTGGTGTTCCGACCATCAGTCGCTCACGTGAACATAGGTGCTCACGTCCTCGTAGTCCATGTCGTAGTTGTCCACCGCCACCACGTCGAAGTTAGACCACCGCCGACGCGGCTCTCGTGGTTCCTGCCGCCTTGCTCGAGGCAGCGGCTTGTTGCGCACCTCCTCGGCATAAACCCGCCGCCAGACTCTCTCCGATGTCGTGAACCGGAAGCCGCAGGTCAGGCACTCCCGGCGACGCCTCGCCTCTGTCGGAAGCTGGTAGACCTTCACGACCTCGCTCGGCTTGGCGCACTTCGGGCAGCGCATCAGCGGTCCGGAAGCTCGAACTTCGCCATCTTGAGCCAGTCGTCTAAGGGCTGCACCACCAAGAACTCGCGCTTGTCGCCGCGGCAGATCACCACCGGGATCTCGTAGGGCGCGCAAGCCGCCTTCGCCTGGTCGATCCAGTCGTAGACGGCGATGGACTTGCGGCGCTTGACCTCGACCACGAACCGACCGAGCCGGATGTCACAGCCGCCATCCCTCGCCTGCCCGAGCTCGCGCTTGACGACCCAGCCGACCGCAGCGGCGATCTTGTCGCACACCTCGCGCTCGGTCTCGGCCCCTCGCTGTCTCTGACGCTTGCCCATCACCACCTCGCAGATTCGCGGCCCAAGTCTACCGCATGGCACAGGTGTTCAATCAAGGGCTTGAGGCGGCGCTTCATCCGCATCCGCTCCTTCGCTAATCTCGACTGCTCGCGCCGCCGCTCGATGTTCTTGGCCCAATACTCCCGATGATAGGCCGTCCGCTTCTCATTCGGCCGCCATCCATCCGGCTCCCTTGCCTCATCCACGGCGTCAGCCAGGACGAGCCGGACACGGTTGGCCTCGACGGTCTGCCTCGCCATCTCGGCGACCTGCTCGAGCCGGACCGTCTTCCGGTGCGCCTCCTTGTGCCACCGGTGAGGAAGCCCGCCCGTGTTCTCGGTCAGGCACACCGGGCAGAGCTTACCGCGGGCCATGCCAGGACGGCGCCGGGTCGAACTTGGCGTCCTCGGCGAGCTGCTTGGCGTCCTCGATGGTGGCAGACACCCCGAGCCACTTGGGGATGATCCTGCCGTCCGCGGCTCGTCGCCAGAGCACGTGCTCGGTCTTGTCGCCGATGGTCTGCGACCGGATGGCGAACCGGCCGCACTTGGACTGGAGCTGCCACCTATCGTCCTCGGCCCACTCGAGCGGGCCGGTGTCACGAAACCCGAACCTGCTCTGCCTCACAGCGGCCACCTCGGGTCGGTGCCGACCTGGCCGTCGGCGTCCTGGTAGTGGACGACCCTGGCGCCGAAGTGGGCTTGGAGGGTCTTAGCCACCCGGAAGCCTTCCTCCCCCAGCCCCTCGACCATCCTCCGGCCGAAGGCCGTCTCGGTCTTGGCTGGTTCGAGTTCCAACCTCGGGTACGGTACGGAAAGTACGAGTCCTAAAGGACTCTCGTACTTTTCGTACCTGGTTCGTACGGTACGAACAGGTACATTTCGTACTTTTCGTACTTTTCGTACCTCATTTTGTCTCATTTTCGCCACGGTTATTTGCCCTCCTGCGACAGCCTATAACCCCCCACGGTAGCCGCCATGAAAGGCGAAAAGGCGAGCCCCTCGGCGGCCGTGTGGGCGGTCGTCTTGCTTATGCCGCACTCTCTGGCGACCTGCCGTAGATCCGGCAGCGTCCAGATGAGCTCCATCTCAGAGCCCCTCTGGCGCTCCCTAAGGGCGCCGAGCAGCTGCCGCTGCGCCTTGCCCTGCGGCATCGGCTCCGGCCCCCTGCGGGCCTCTGCCTCGGCCTCGCGCATGACGAGCGACTTGACCTGCTCGCCGTACTTGTCGCGCCGGCCGAGGTCGATCTCGACGGCCTGGTAGCCGAGCGGTGCCATGGACGCGGTGTCCTTGAAGCGCTCGCGGGTGACGGTGACGGCCATGGCCTGCACATCCGGGCGCTCGACGATGTACTCGGCGTCTGGGTTGGCCATGAGGGCGGACGCGCCGCGCGGCCGCTTGCTGTCGCCGTGGCCCGAGTGTGCGACGAGGAGCACCGTGGCCGTGTATCGCTCACGCAGGCCGATGGTGAGCTTTGAGAGGTACTCGGCCACCTCCTGGTTGCTGTTCTCGTCGAGCCCGGCGGAGAACTTGCTGAAGGTGTCAACGACGATGAGCGCCGGGCGGATGCCGGCCTCGTCGATGCCCTGCTGGAGCGACTCCATGTCCGAGCCTGCGTTGAGGTTGGCGACCGACTCGAGGGCGAGCAGCCGCAGCTCGTCGAGGCTGCGGCCGCGCCCGTGTTCCTGCATCCACGCCTCGGCGCGCCTGCCGAGCCCGGCGCCCTCGCCGGAGAGGATCACGACCGGGTTGTCTGCGGCGGCGATGCGCATCGCCCAATCGAGTGCGATGAAAGACTTAAACGACGCGCGCGGCCCTGCGAGCACCGCGAGCACATTGGCCTCAAGCACGTTGTGGATGAGCCAGGTGGCTTCGCGCCGCTCGGCGACGATCTCGCCGATGGCGCGCAGGATAAGGCGACGGCCAGGCGCGGCGCTAGCGGCGGCCGTCGCGGGCGCAGCGTCTGGCTCGATGCTGCGGCTCATTCCGCGAGCCTCCGGCACGTCGCTGTAGTCCGGCGTCGGCTCCTCGCGCGGCGGCGGGCCGATGCGCACGGCCTCGGGGATGGGAGTCCAGCCGCCCGCCTTGGCGGCGCTGAACACGCTCCCGAGGGTGACGCCGCCGCTGCGGTCGAGGTGGAAGCTCTGCCAGCGGTACTCGATGTCGGCGCGGCCGGCGTAGGAGGCCGGAAGTTCCCCGGTAATGCCGCCGCAGCTCCACGAGTCCCAGAGCTCGAGGCCGTCGTCTGCGCCGCCTGATGCGTGGTGCAGGGCCATGCCGACCATGAGCCAGGCGTCGTATCCGGCCGGGTCGATGTGCGCCAGTGCCTCGGTAAGCCGCGGCAGGTCGCGCTGGAAGTCTTGGCTGGTGCCGGGCTTGGGCGGGAGCTTCTTGGCGACCTCGGCGGGCAGCTCAAGGTCCATGCGGCGCTCGTCGATGAGCCCCGCCGGCAGCGGCTGGATGTCGCCGACGGGGCCGCTCTGGCCGTAGTGCAGCGGCCACCAGACGATGTAGCCGCCTTCGGCGCGGATGTCGAGCCCGTCGCGGCGCACCTTGCCGAGCGTGACGGAGACGCCGCCCCTGATCTTGACGCCGGGCGGCAGGCTGAACAAATAGTGCCGGCCGCCGGAGCCGCCGCCGGTCTGGTGGACCCGGGTGGCGACGAGCACGTCTTGGTGCTCTGTAATCCAATCCTGCGCGGCCTGGCCGGCCGACTTGTGGTCGTAGTCGATGGCGACGATGCGGGTCGTGGAGCCGGTCGGGACGCCGACGAGGGCGTCCGGGCGCTCGCTCCACCAGCGCCGGATCTGCGCCTCGTCCTGGGTGGCGTCCTTGAACCCGGCCTTGGTGAGCGGCGCCTTGGCGCGCAGGGTGCGGCCGTCGGCGTCGCGCTCGTCGGCGCGGCGGCAGGGGAAGACGGGGACGCGCTTGGCGAGCTCGAGGACGCGCTCGACGGGCACGACGGCGGTGAGGTCTGCTTTAGTCATACTCCGCACATTCCTTCGCATTCGTTGTTGAAGAGGTCAGTCTGCCCGTGATCGGCGGCGGTGGACAGGTCCACCTGGTCGAGCGGCACACACGAGCGGTGCATGAACTGCCGCCCGCGCATACCCCTTGCCGGTTCTCGGATGATGCGGTCGATTTCCACCGCATCTGCCCATGCCTCGGGGTCAGCCTTGACCGCCCGCCATTCGTGGTCGGAGTGATACGGACAGCCGATGCAGGATGACTTCGGCGGCAGCGGGTAACCCTTGCGCTCCATCCAGTTAAGGCAGTCGTGCCGCGCCATGCCCTTTTCGATCAACGGCCAGCGGTGAACCTTCCACGACTCATGCGACGGCTTCATCCGCAGCGCCTCGTCGGTGCTAATGCCGATAAAGGTTTCGCACAGGATGCCCTTTGTCCTTTGGCGCGGAACCAGTCCGACCAGTTCGCGGGTCTTTTTCGTCAGCGGGCCGATTTTGTATTCAGCGGTACATTGACGGCGCGGCATGGCTCGTTCACCGTTTGGCATCAGCAAATGCCACGGCACCTGCGCCACGCGCACGCCCGCCTGCTTTTGCACGATCCCCTCCCTCAGACTTCCGGCAGTCACCCGATACACCGGGAACGGGTGCGGGCAGCGCTGAATTTCGGCTTCCAACCAGTCGAGCCACTCGTACACCTTGCGCGGCTCCCATTGGGTGTCCGCGAAGATGGCAGCGTCCACGGGGTCGAGCTCACCATGCGCGATCATCAACGCGAGAGTGCTGCTCTGGACGCCGGCGCCGAGTGAGAGGAAGCGCTTCATGGGTAGAGATCCGGCCGCAGGGCCTTCCTAGATACACCGGTGGCGGCCTCTACGGCAAGCGCGCGCAGCGGCGGCACCCTGCCGGCGGCCACCCATTGGTGGACGGCCTGCGGCTTCACCTTGAGTTTACGGGCCA